ATCTAACCAACGTAAAGATGTTATTGAAGATATTTTAGATATCCGTATCTTCTCAACAATGAACACTCTCTTAAAAGAGAAGAGCGCAAAATCAAAAATGGAGTTGCTCGATGTTGAATCTACTTTATCAAAATCAAGAGCCGAAGTTGACGCACAACAAAAACTTATTAAGTCTCTGGTGCAATCCAAAAATGAATACATCGATTCTATTCAACAAAAGATCACAGCAAATAATTTGGAGATTTCAACCATCACAACTAACATTGAGGGAACGAATGTTAGAGTTGATGCACTACGAGAGAGTATAAAGGATAGGACTGACGTAGAAGAAGGTATTGACAAACTCATTAATTCTCTAAATCGAAAGAAAGAAAAGAATACTGAGATCGATACACATATCGAGTTTTTTGTCAACAATGATAGTTGCCCTTCTTGTGCTCAAGATATTCCACATGAACACAAGAGCACAATCGTGGATAAAATGAAACTCGATGCTCAAAGCAACGCAGACTTTATTCAAAAGATTGATGAAGCCCTTGTTAAACTCCGTGAGCGTATGGCTGAAATTAAAAAGGTTCAAGATGAGATTATGACTCTTACCTCTGAAGTTTCTTCCTATAATTCTTCTATCACGTTATTGAATAAACAAAATACTTCTTTACAGCAAGAGATAGAAGAAGCGAAAGAAAATACTGCTAACATTGATGAAGAGAAAACCAAGTTAAAAGAACTTGCTGCTAAAGCACTTGAATGCATCAATACAAAAACTGCTTTGCTAGAACAAAGGAACTTAGAAGAAGTTGCTTCTACGTTATTGAAAGACACAGGTATCAAGACTGCGATTATTCGTGAGTACTTGCCTGCAATGAATAAGTTGATCAACATGTATCTACAAGCGATGGACTTCTTTGTTCACTTTGAACTTGATGAGTCTTTCAATGAAGTTATTAAATCACGATACCGTGATGAGTTTACCTATGCAAGTTTCTCTGAAGGCGAGAAGATGCGTATTGACTTGGCTATCCTATTCACTTGGCGTCAGATTGCTAAGATGAAGAACTCTGTCAATACAAACCTACTCATCCTTGACGAGATCTTTGATTCCTCTCTTGACACATCAGGAACTGATTACTTCCTATCTGTCATGTCCCAACTTGGCGAAAGATCCAACACTTTCGTCATCAGTCACAAAGGCGATCAGCTTTTTGATAAATTCCGTAGCGTTATCAAGTTTGAGAAGCGCAACGATTTTTCCGTAATTGTAAGCCCATAAAATACCCCTACGCCCAGTAGGGCTTTGGAACCCTCTGAAACAGAGGAGTTTTGGGGGTATTTACTTTAATTCAAAAATCCTGTATAATTCTATTATTGATGATGAAAACAGGAGTGAATTATGTGGGCTGGATTTACTGACAAAGAACTTATCTGTTTGGCGTATGACTACTGCCTTGATTACATCTTGCAAGTTGAGAAGGGTGCATTGATGAATCGTGTTGAAGTCGAGCGTATCTTGACACGCTATGAGCACGACTTGGCTTTCGCTTGACATTAATTCACAGCTGAGGTATAATTATATTATGATGACAAACAATTCCAAAGACTTACTAGCAAAGTTGCTCGCCAGCGAGAATCTTACGGTTCTTAGGGCACCAGTGCGTACCGCATCGTTTGATGTTGAGTCACGAACTCTCACCCTCCCACAGTGGAAGGAAATGTCCGATCAAGTCGAAGAGATGCTTATCGGTCATGAGGTGGGTCACGCACTGTTCACTACTAATGAGTATATCAAGAAAGAAGATTATACTCACTCATTCCACGGCTACATGAACGTATGTGAAGACGTGCGTATTGAAAAGAAAATCAAAAACAAATATCCTGGACTCCGTCGTACCTTCATCCAAGGCTACAAAGAACTCAACGAAAAAGACTTCTTTGACTTGCAGGGTAAGGACTTGTCCAAACTTTTGTTGATTGATAGAATTAACCTATACTACAAGTGCGGTATCAACTGTGGTGTTCGCTTTACGCCAGCAGAGATGGACTTTGTCCGCAAGGTTGAGTCTACCGATACTATGGCAGATGTATACTCTGTCGCAAAAGAAATCTATGACTTCACCAAAGGTGAGCGCAAGAAAATGCGTCAGCTGATGGAGGAAGAGCGTAAGAAGTTGAATCTTGATTCTGAAGACCAGCAAGAAGAACTTGAAGAGCAGTTGCTTGATGCTGAGGATGACGAAGAAGAAGGTTGGGATCCTGCATCCTATGACGATGAAGAACTTGACGAAGATGAAGTCGAGGATGAGGATGCAGAGAAAATTACTGGCAACTCTAAAGAAGATGAGCAAGAGCCAGAAACCCCTAAAGAAGAGCCAAAGATGGATGAGGACGAAGAAGTTAAGTCCCATACCGATGACGCATTCTACCGTAGGGTTGAAGAGTATGCAGATACTAATACTATGGTGCGCATCTATGAGCCAACCATCTATGACAACTTCTATGAAGACACTGTAATTAGTTACAAGCGTGTCTTGGAAGAACTTGAAGTTGGTCGTGGAGACCGTGACATCCGTATGTTTAATGACTACCAAACAGGGTTGATGAACACTGCGGAGAGAGACAAGCACTATGCGAAACGCAAGGCTGATGTGGAAAAGTTTAAGGTAGAAAGTTCACGTGTTGTAAACTACCTTGTCAAAGAATTTGAGATGCGCAAGTCTGCGACACAATACAAACGTACGCAGACAGCTAAGATCGGGCAACTTGATGCACGCAAACTTGCTGTATACCAGTTGACTGATGACTTGTTCCGTCGTGTACAAATTATCCCTGATGCTAAGAATCACGGTATGCTGTTCTTGCTTGACTGGTCTGGCTCTATGATTGAGTGTATCGATGATACTATCAAGCAGGTAATCAGCCTAGCAATGTTCTGTCAACGTGCTATGATTCCGTATCAAGTTTTTGCATTCTCTAGCGATTATGACAAGTCTACACGCAACGACTACAACTTGCGCAGACAGAAATATCCTGAAGAAAGAAATTCTAAAGAAGATAAGAAGTTTGTTGCTTGCAGCCACTTCAATCTGATTGAATTCTTCAACAACAAAATGAGCACCAGCGAGTTTAACCGTATGGTATCTTTCATGTTGGATCGTCCTTACCAATACGGTAATGGTTACGGTATGGGTGGTACGCCACTGAATGAAGCGTTGCTCTATATGATTGATACGCAAATCAGTAAGTTTCTGCGCACAAACAATGTAGAGAAATTCTCTTTGATTACTCTCACCGATGGTCAAGGTAGTGCTTTGAATAGTGTGAGTGGTGGTATCCAAGAAACTGAATACAACTATGAGCAACACAAGAGCGTGAAAGTTAAAAACTACATGCGTGATCCTGTGACTCGCAAAGAGTATAATCTATCACGATACAACCATACTTCAGTCTTGCTGAACATTATTCGTGACAGATACAACTGCGCAGTCATCGGTTTCCATGTCTTGCGTAATAGTAAGCGTATGCTTGAGCAGTTCTGCCATGACAATCTCGGTTCGGTTTCTACCTCTGGTGAATATACCGCACGTCGTTTGCTTGTTGATGACATGCGTGTGAATCTCCGTAAGGAAGGTTTCTACAGCATGACTGGCACTGGTCACGATGAGTTGTTCTTGGTGTCTATTGCTAAGTTGGAGATCCAAGAAGGCGAACTTGCTGTAAAGGAATCTATGAATAGCAAGGCGATCGCAAAGCAGTTTGAGAAGTATATGAACGTGAAGAAAACCAGTCGTATCCTACTCAATCGGTTCGTGGGGCTGGTGGCGTGAGCCAAACCCTCTCTGGTAGAGGGTTTCCAATCCCCTATAAACCGTAGGGGAATGAAAATAATGCTTTACAATAATTCAGAATTCCTGTATAATATTATTATAGACTGAAAAATTGAGGAGTTTCTATGTTAGTTTATTGTGATTATATTGCAGACAGGGTTCGTAAAGCATTGGTTGCTGCCAAGGAAGATGCCTTTGCGCCTGTTCCGCTGAACGAAGTTGGAAAGATAAACTGGGATTTGGATAGCAATGGTGCGTTCAAATCTACAAAGAAGACCATGGTAGTTGAAGATGGCAATGGACGTAAGTATGTTGTAACCGTGGAAGAAATTGCTTGACAATAATCCTTGCATGTGCTATAATTATCTTATGCGAAATACTTTTATGATGAATGGAGTGAATGATGGCTAAAATTACTGAAGCGCAAAAAGCTGAGTTTGAGCAGAAACTCTTTGAGATGTTTCCCGATGTTCAAACTTCAGGTACTGTTACTCGCAGTCAACTGTTGACTGTTCGTGAAACGATGGGTAACCCTTTCCATCCACTATGGTTGATGCAAACTCAACTGGGTCGTGGTTTGTATGCGATCCCTGGAGGTTCCGTAACACAACCTATGGCTCGCAAACCTGTAACTGAATATGCTGAAACGCCAGCAAAGAAAATGGAGTCTGTTGTGGTTGATTTTACGGATACTGAATCGCTCATCCCACGTTTGGATGCTAACTACGTCGCATTCGGTAACCACAAAGACCTCGAACAAATTATTTCGTCAAAGCAGTTTTACCCTGCCTATATTTCAGGTCCAACTGGCAACGGTAAGTCTACTACCATTGAGCAGATTTGCGCAAAGCAACGTCGTGCTCTGATTCGTGTTAACCTAAACACCATGACTGACGAAGACCAACTCATCGGTACTAAGACCCTTGTGAATGGCAACGTAGAGATCGTTGAAGGACCAGTCGTCATCGCTATGCGTACAGGATCCGTATTGCTACTAGACGAGATTGACGCTGGCTCTGCTAACACCTTGTTGTGTTTGCAGCCTATTCTTGAGGGCAAACCCTATTACTTCAAACTTAAGAACGAAATGATCGTTCCTGCACCTGGATTCAATGTGTTCGCTACTGCTAACACAAAGGGTAAGGGTAGTGACGATGGTCGTTACATCGGTACTAACGTACTCAACGAAGCGTTCCTCGAGCGTTTTGCGGTTACGTTCAACCAAGAATATCCAGATTCTAAGGTTGAAAAACGTATCATTATGAATCTGATGAAGTCTTACAATGCTATTGACGAAGACTTTGCAGACAACATGGTCAAGTGGGCAGACGCTATCCGTCGCACGTTTGACGCAGGTGGCGTAGATGAAACAATCACTACACGTCGTTTGATTCATATTGTTCGTGCCTTCTCTATCTTTAAGAATCAGAAGAAGTCTATCGAACTTTGTACCAATCGTTTTGATGACTCCACTCGAATCGCATTTAATGACTTGTTCGAGAAGGTTTCTTCTGGCGAGTTGCAAGTTGAACAACCCTTGCAAGAAGCAACTTCCCAAGAAGTTGCAAGTGCTTGACATTTAATCAATGTTCAGGTATAATTATATTGTAGTCTTGAAAAACACACTAACACACAGGAGTTTATATTATGTTGAAATATTCTGATCTCTCTAAAGGACAAAAGCGTTGTATCGATGCCTTCATTGAACATCGCCCCGAACTTGCTTCGGCTGACACCCTTGCTTCTAAAGATATGTACTATATCTGGCAAGAAATCTACGCAAAGCGTGGTGACGGTGGCGTGAAAATTGGTTACCCACACTGGCTGTCAAAGCATAACCAAATCCAACGTGGTCTTTTATATTTCCCTGGACCCAACTCTACTGGGGAAACCACTGCTCTTGAGAAGTCTAAACTACAAAAGATTCTCAACGAAAGCGATCCTGTTGAGGAAGCAAACGAAGAAGAGTTCCTCGCAGAGTTGCGTGAAAACGGTATTCAAGTTTAATCGAACTTGAGTTTTTAGTTGGGGCGATTATCTGCCATCGTCGCCCCAGCTTTTTTTATGATGGCTTTATTATGGAGACTTAATATGTCTAAACAAGATCTGTTGCTAACCCATCTTGAAAAGGGTAAGGCATTTACTGCTAAGCAAATCTCTGCTTCTTTCGGTATTGCTCACCCAGCTTCTGCCATCCGTAACTTGCGTGAGCAAGGTTATTGCGTATATGGCAACCGTGCTAAACTCAGCACTGGTAGCGAAGTAGTTAAGTACCGTCTTGGTAAACCAAATCGCCGTATGGTCGCTTTGGCTAACCGTGTTTTCGGTGCTGCGATTTTCACTCGATAAGTGAGATACGTCTGGATATTCTTCGGAGTATCCAGACTTATTTTCATTTTGAGGATGTGATGATTGTTTGCTCGTTGGTGCAGTACATGGCTTTACATAATTGGTGGTTTAATTCTAATAACAACTAACAGTCCAATGTGGATTTGGGCATTCTTAAGTGCTCATACTATACTGTTAATTCTCTCAGCAGAGATGAAGGACTTTAGATTAAAACTCCAATACTCATTTATGATAGTTGTAGATTATTTTGTTATCGTTCATTTGTTTTTGTTGAGGTAATATGGCTACTAAAGAAGAAGTTAAAAAATCGCAAAATGCAACAACAGGTGGTCGCAAGTTTGATGGTGGTAAACTCCAATATGGTTTAGTTCCTCCGCTTGCGTTAAAAGCCACTGTAGAGATTCTAACATTTGGCGCAGAGAAGTATGAACCAGATAACTGGAAGCATGTTCCTGATTCTAAGCGCAGGTACTTTGACGCAATGCAAAGACACCTTTGGGCATGGAAAGAAGGTGAGCAAAATGATCCAGAAACTGGCAAGAACCATTTGGCTCATGCAATGTGTTGCTTAATGTTCTTGTATGAGCACGATGTCAAATATTCAAAGGATCCAAAATGATTAAAATGATTCTGGCTTTTATTTCTCTCTTTGTGATTTTCTTCATCAGTATAGATCTGTTTAGAAAATTTACAAAGAAAGAACAATGGAAAGTAGTTAAGATGGCAGCATATAGTGTTGGCATTTCCCTTCTTGTTATTATTGTTCTTACCACTCTTGTTGTTTTGTTTTAAAGGAAATTGATTATGAAAAGCGTATTTAAAATCTCTGCTCTGGTTGCTGCTGTTGCTTTGGCGACTGGCTGTACTCGAATCGAAACTGGTGAAGTTGGCGTTCGTGTTGGCTTCGATAAGCAGGTTAAATCTGGTGAACTTCTTCCTGGATCTTTCAACCAAACACTAATCGGCGACGTTCTTACTTTCCCTGTGAAAGATGTTAACGTAGTTCTTAATGATATGACACCTGTCGCAAAAGACAATAGCACTATGAAAGAACTTGATGCTGTGGTTGTCTATAACATTAATCCTCAGAATGTTGCTGAACTGTATTCAACAAAGAACAAAGCATTCCATGCTGAGTTTAAAGGTGATACCTTCGTAATGTATAACTACGTTGTTCAGAATGCACGTAATGCTATTTACAAAGCTGCTCGCAAATATGAAGCGTTGGATATGGCAGACAATCGTGAGAACATGGAGAACATGATTCGTGAAGAGATTCAAAAGAATCTTGCTGAAGAAAAACTTGATGGTTCTATCACCATCAGTCAAGTGTTGATTCGCAATGTAGTCCCAGCTGACAGCGTTGTTGAATCTGCTAATGCTTTGGTTCGTTCTAAGAATGAATACAAACAAAAGGAAGTAGAAGTGCAGACTGCTAAGAAAGAAGCTGAGCGTATGGCTGCTCTAGCAAACAACTCTGCTAGTTCTATTGCGTTTATGAATGCTCAGGCTGCATTGAATATTTCAGAAGGTATTAAGAACGGTAAGGTGCAAACTATTGTAGTTCCTGCAAACTTTAATGCTCTAATGCTGAAATGATTGCGGAAGTCATTCTTTGGGGATTCTTTAGTGCGTTTGGATGGTGGGGTGCTCAACATTATATAATTGAACCCTACTTTCCACCACCTATCGAGCGTAAGCAAGAAAAAAATTTGACAAGTGAGTCAAAATGAGGTATAATTTTATATACATAGTTATGAGTTTATTGACAGGAGAAACAAATGAAAATTAGTAAAAAGACGATTGAGTTGCTAAAGAACTTCGCAAATATCAATCCAAACTTGATGATTAAGCAAGGCAATCGACTTGCTACTATCACTGCCCATAAGAATGTTATGGCAAGTGTAACCGTTGACGAATCATTCCCAAATGACTTTGGTATCTATGATTTGAATGAGTTCCTTGGCGCAGTATCATTATTTGAGGATCCAGATTTTGTGTTCAGTGGTACAGATGTTAAAATCAAACAAGATAAAAACAGTATCAAGTTTGGCGCAGCAGATGCTTCAGTTTTAACATCACCGCAAAAGGAAATTGTTTTTCCTGACAGTGACATTGACTTTAATGTGAGTGCATCTAACCTTGCGATGATTCAGAAGACATCTTCTATTCTTCGTGGTAGCGACCTATCTATTTCTGGTGATGGTTCAAAGATCACCGCAACTGTTCTTGACAAAAAGAACCCAGCATTGAACACCTATTCTCTTGAACTTGGTGCAACTGATAAAACATTCAACGTGTTCTTGAAAGTTGAAAACCTAAAAATGTTGCCAGGAGATTATTCGGTGTCTGTATCTAAGAAGAAAATCTCTCGCTTCAAAGCAGCAGGTGGTGACCTTGTTTACTACGTAGCAGTTGAAGCAGATACTACATTCGACTTCTAAAAACAGGGGAGGAAACTCCCCTTACTTTATTATGAATTCTGATGAAGTCGCACACCTACTAAACATTTTAGAATCAATTGATGATTTTAAAAGTAAGTATGGGTATAATCCATTTGACAATTATGCTTGGCGTGAGGTCTTAACATTTGACTACCTTAAAGCACATTACCCTTCAATCAAAAAGTTGGCTGGTAGATATGGCGCTGATGGTGTATGTCCTGAATTAAATCTCGTACATATAGAACAGAAATCTGTTAAGACACGGAAGCGTAAGAAGACAAACGATTACAATGTATATGGTAGTAAGTATCAAATCGACTTGTCTAAGAAATTAGATAAACTACTATCTGCAGATGCTTTTGTGTTTTCTTTATTTGATGCCAACACTAGTAGTCATCCTGTCAATGTTCTTTTTATTCACCAGCCTGAAAATGTTTCTAAAGTGAAAGATTTGATACTTCAGAAACAAAAAGACTTTGATAAAATGGAAGCAGAGAAAAAGACACACGAGCATATTGATTTGATATACAGTGAAATAGAATTACTTGGTGAACAATTTGGCGATTACAAGCCAACTAATCTTATGGAGTTTTTATTATGAGTGAACGTGAGCAGTATCTATGGGTTGAGAAATATCGCCCACAAAAAATTGATGATTGTATTTTGCCTGAGGGTTTGAAAAATACATTCAAAGAGTTTATACAATCTGGTGAACTTCCAAACTTCTTGTTCTGCGGTTCAGCAGGTACAGGTAAAACAACAGCAGCGAAGGCACTATGTAATGAAGTTGGTGCTGAGTATATTGTGATCAATGGTTCAGATGAAGGTCGTAAGATTGACACTCTGCGAACTACAATTACTTCTTTCGCAGCAGCAGTTTCTCTTGACGCAAGAAAGCGTGTTGTTATTATTGATGAAGCAGACTACATGAATGCTGATTCTGTTCAACCTGCGTTGCGTGCATTTATCGAAGAGTTTTCTAATAACTGCCGATTCATCTTTACATGTAACTTTAAGAATCGAATCATTGAACCACTCCACAGTCGTTGTGCTGTTGTAGAGTTTAAGATTGACGCAAAAGAAAAGCAAGAGATCGCTGGTAAATTCTTCAAGAGAGTTTCTGCTATCCTTACGGAAGAGAAGGTTGCTTTTGATTCTAAGGTAGTTGCTGAATTGATTATGAAGCACTTCCCTGATTATCGTCGCATTCTTAATGAACTACAACGATACAGCGTCAGCGGAACTATTGATGCGGATATTCTTTCAAGTGTTTCTGAAGAATCGTTTAAAGGTCTAATCGCCAATCTTAAGGGCATGAATTTCAACGAAGTGCGTAAATGGGTCGCACGCAATTCTGATATGGATACAGCTGGTTTATTTGACCAACTATATACTACTGCGTCAGAATATGTTGAACCAAAAACTATCCCCCAACTTGTTGTTATTCTTGCAGACTATCAATACAAGTCTGCTTTTGTTGCCAACCAAGAACTTAATACCATGGCAGCGATGACGGAGATTATGACAGCATGTAAGTTTAAGTGAGGTAATCATGCTTGAATTTTTTGTTATGGCTATTATTGTAGCATTGGTGTATCTTACAGGATTCAAACGTGGTTATGAAGCACGTGAACGAGAAGCCATCAAAAAACTTGATGGACTTATGGATGCCTTTGAGGAACATGAGAAAGAGAATACTATTCGTGTAAAGATTGAAAGGGTTGATGATACTTTCTTTGTTTATAACGAAGACGACTCATCATTCATGGCACAGGGTAAGACTAAAAAAGATATCAGTAAAGTCTTGAACGAAAGGTTTCCTAATAAGAAGTTTTCAGCCAACGAAGAAAACCTAAGACAAGTGGGGTTTAATAATGAGTAAACTATCCCCATTTGACTTCCTCAACGCTATCAATCTAACCAAAGAAGATCTACTGGAGAAAGATCCTCAGAACATAAAAGATTATAATGCTTTTATGGTCAATAAAGGTTTATCCTACTTTGCCGATACAGTTATGCAGGCAAACGAGATGAATCGTCTTTACGACGCACCTAAGAAATGGCAATTTCAATATTTACTAAATAGTATTACCAAGAAAAAAAGATTCTCAAAGTGGCACAAAGCAGATGTGTCCAAAGATCTTTCCTTGGTCATGGAGTACTATGGCTACTCTAGTGAAAAAGCGACAGTGGCTTTGAGTTTACTAACTCAAGACCAATTGAAAAATATTGAAGAACGATTAAACAAAGGTGGAAGATAATGACCGTTGAGATGATCTATTATGATTGGACAGCCGACTCTATGTTGGAAGTCCTATTAGACGAACCAGACAATTTCTTAAAGATTCGTGAAACTCTAACACGAATCGGAATCGCATCAAGAAAAGACAAGAAACTTTATCAATCTTGCCACATATTACATAAGCAAGGTAGATACTTCATTGTCCATTTCAAAGAACTCTTTGCGTTAGATGGCAAAGAATCTAATATCACATCAAACGATATTGAGCGAAGAAATACTATTGCAAAGTTGTTGGCGGATTGGGGTCTATTAAAGATTTTACATCCAGCCAAAGCTGAACCGCAAGCATCCCTTTCTCAAATTAAAGTTGTCTCTTACAAAGAAAAAGATGACTGGGAACTTGTTCCAAAGTACAATATCGGTAAGAAGAAATAAAGGTTTCAGTTACCTCAAACTAATGATTTTCATTAGCGTGTTTTTTGTTCTTTCTTCTATATAATTATACGGATAATATTTCCGTATCTTTAATTAAGGAGAAATGATTATGTGGACAAAACCAGCAGCTACTGAAATGCGTTTCGGTTTCGAAGTAACAATGTATGTTGCAAACAGATAAGTCTGATTTGGAACGCTGGCTCGAAAGTTTGGGCGATTGCGTTTAAAAAACATATAGAGAAACCCACTTCGGTGGGTTTTTCATTATAAATAGTTTATGTCCCAATCGGGATGGGAACGTAAAGGCTTCACCTTAGGACCGCTATGGAACGAAGCGTGATAAAGCGGACATGACGCACGATGTCGCTGGATCTCGTAACCAGCATTTTAAATATGGCTCTCTTCAATTCGCCTTCGGGGATTTGCTTGAGAGTTTTTCAACTCGCTTAATAGGAGAAAAAACTATGGTACACAAATTCATTCCAACTATTTTTGGTGAACACTTCAAAGAATTTGATAAAGTCTTTGTTGGCTTTGATGAGCAATTCTCAAAGATGCAAGCATTGCATGACGAACTCACTAAGAATATCCCTAACTATCCACCATTCAATGTTCGTAAGAACGGTAATACCTACACGATTGAAATCGCTGTAGCAGGTTTCGCACAAAATGAAATCGACATTACTATCGATGGTGGTAAATTAGTTGTCAAGGGTAACTCTGAATCGGTAGAACCAGAGGGCACTGATTACTTGTTCAAAGGTATTGCTAATCGTTCGTTCACACGTGCGTGGGCTATCGGCGATCAGTATGAAGTTAAAGACGCTGAACTTTTCAATGGTATTCTAAAGATCGCTCTAGATCAATTAGTACCAGAAGAAAGAAAG